CATAGCGTTCAATGCCCATATAGCAGTAGGTATAAACAATAATAAAGCTCTTAGTGTCCTTACCCTTATGTCTCTTGGATAATCCCATTCTATCTTCATTTTATTTCTCCTTTAATTATTAAAAAGGTCTATAAGGCAGGCGAACCCACCTTATTTCTTGACCTATTAACACCTTTGACTACTTATGATATACCTATAAAACTATTATTGTTTGTAGTCGTGTTAATCTTTTTCTACTAGTTCTACCTCTGTCCATGCTGCTAAATGTACTACATGGCCGTCTTTGTTTCTACAAAAGCTATACATTCCGTCTAAATGGTCAAAAAATACTTCATCACCATCTTTCGTTGGAATAGATGCTATAGGATTTTTATTATCAGATATTATTTTGACCCAACTTTGTTTTTTTATTTCGTATAATTTCATTTGCATTATTTATACTAGAACATATTCTGCATAGTTATTACCTGTATAGCTTTTTGTTTTATTTGTTTTAATATTATGACCATCCTTTCTAAGGTCAAATATTACAGCTGACAATCTAAAACAACCACATGTATTTAAAGCCATCATTGGGGTGACTTTAATACCTTCTTGTAGTAGTTTAAGAATTATCTGTCGTTGTGTCTTCGTCTTCCTGGGCATAAAAACTCCTATTATGTATTGTGAATGATTGGAATATCTCGGCTTTATATATTCCAAAACTTATTGTGATACTCGAGTACTCTTGATACGTATCATCGTAATATATTCCAACTCTAATAAAAGAGAGGAATAGAATGATAATAGAATCAGGATTAAGATGTATTGTTAAGAACATATTAACTTCTTCTGATTCTTTTTACTTTAGTCATACCTAATCCAGGCACCGATGCCCCTTCTTTTAGTATTTCTCGTGCCTTCTTTTTATTGACACTGTATACTGTCTTAATAGTCATAAAATCATCAGGTACTTCAGACTCATTGTAAATAGTAACTGGTCCCCAGGCATCGAACATCTTATACCTAGCAGTGTCAGTTTCATAGACTCCATCTCTATCACCAAGTTCAGTGATAACCATAGGAAGCAATATTTCATTAAAATACTTCTTTAAACTCTCTACTGCTTTTCTACGAACCCTGAGTCTCTTTTCTTCTTGTTTAATGACTTCAATTTCAGCATTAATGAGACTTTCTTTTTTATTTAGTTCTAGCATAAAATAATCTATACTATCAACTTTGTCTCTCATTTGTTGCTGGACTTCGATAAGTGCATCGCCTACTGCACTAACATCTTCATCGGGACATAACTCACCTTCTATTTCAAGGTCAATATAGGTACTTAATAATTCTCTTGTCGTTAAATTATTCATTTAAGACTCCTTTAAGTAACTTTCTAAGATATGTGCAATCTGTTTCATTAAACTTCTTTTTTCTAATTGAGCTCTTTCTACAAGAGCAATTTTAGTATTAGCACTAACTTCTGCTTTAACTAGATACTTCTTCACCTTGAACCTCCTTTTTACGTAATCGGAAAGATGGTGTCCATTCAAGTTGTACATCGAATAAATCTCCATCACTATTTTTAAACATTGATACTGTTTTATCGGTAGAGTCTTGACGACCATTAATACCAATAACTTTTCTTGATGCGTTCTCAATGGCTCCTGAGCCTTTACCTGCGTATATATCAAGTATCTCATTACGACTATACTCTCTTGCTACTTGAGAGATTTGTATAATGATAACATCCATATTCACTGCAAGGTTAGATAGATAATGACTAATATATCGTATTTGTTCGTATTCGCCTCTAATATTATGAGGTGTCTCTAAAAGGTCGATATAATCTACTACTATTACACTTGGTTGCAAGTCTTTTATCTTTTTAGCAATCATATCAGGAGTAGGAGAGATTGTTTGGATACTCATGTGGTTCACAAGTTCTTTATAAGTCTTTCCTATGTAACGATGATTTTGAGATACATCTTCTTTACTCATACCACTAACAATCTGTAGATTACGCCTATGCATATACCAACCACTTAATTCTAAAGATAAGAATAATGTAGGCATCTGCCATACAGGGTTAATAGTATCCTTAGCAAAATCATATCCTAATACTATATTCTGAGCTAATGTTGTTTTATTGCTCCCTGTAGGCCCAAATATAGTTACTAATTCTCCTGGATATATAGCACAATCCTTATCTTTTAAGCCAAACATTCTAGCTAAATCAATAATGCGTCCAGTAAAATCGGTCTCTAGTCTTTGGTCTAAATCGCTCTGTAGCTCTTCTGCATTCATTATATCGACTAAGTAGTCCTTATTCTTATAATGTATGCATTTAGGGTCACATACGGGCGTCAGAATAGCATCCTTACATCCATACTTGTATCCATAATTATAAGTACTTTCTGTCTTCTCAATAACTATCTGCGGGTCGAGTTGATTGTTGTTCCAGTGTAGGAGAGCTGCTTTTGTAGCTGCACTTGGTATACCATTTCGTCTAAAGTGACTTGCTATTCTCATTATTGTATTATTTCTTGAACCGTTTGATGGGCCCCTTTTATATAATGTTTGAATGCAGGGTACTATATTACGAGGTTCTGAAACACTTTTCATTTCTCTTATAGCTGGTACTACAGTATTAATCTCACACTCTAAACTACCATCGCCCCATAGCTCTGAATGTCCCATATCTAGTCTTCTTGAGGCAGCTAATTCCATTATATAAGCAGGTTTACTTGTCATTAACTCAGTAACAGTTAAGGGTATTTTGAATAGCGCTGACTTGATATTAAGTGTATGCGATAAGCGGAGTAAGGCAGTCCGAGTATAAACACTTGCATCTAACCTGAAGTCAGAGAAGAGTTTAAGCATAGTCTGCTTTACAATAAAGGGTAAATCATTCCCAGATGTAAAGTTAAAGCATTCATTACCAATACTAATATGATAACCAGTGCCACTAAAATATATTTGAAAATTACCATCCTTTAAGTTTAATTCATCAGTTATGAACCTAACAATAGATTGGGCTTGTTGTAAAGTATACTCGTCTGTATTCTGCCCTTTGTCTATATCAATAGGTATTTCATCTATAAATCTGGAGCCAACATAGTTCTTTAAAGTACCATTCCTAGATATAAAGTTTACTGCTTCTTCATCATAGGTATAGACACTTCTATAAATGGCTTGGTTGTTTCCTTGTTCATAGACAATATCCCATTGATTCTCTATAGGTACGAGAGTCCCCCTTTTGGAAGGACTCCCGATTGCTATTTCAACAAACATTAGAATTGGGTTGGTGTACCCATAGCTCCGTTTGTTTCTGTTGTATTAGGTGTAAAAGGTGTTTGTTCTGCTTCCTTTATAATATTCTTACTTTTAAGAAAGTTTACATAGCCTTCAAGTTCCTTACGTCCTGAATCAGTATTCTCGACTAATCTTGGATATACAGTAGTATAACTTTTTGATTTGTCTTTCTTACCCTGTTCCTTGTAGATATAAGCATAATACTTAAAAATATCAGGAGTATTAGGTTTAACTAGATAGTTTTCATGAAGAAACTTCTCTAAATTATCTATCTTGTTACCATCGGCATCTACAATATCCCCTTTTAAATTAGGTCCACCTTCGAAGCCAATTAAATCAAAGAACCAATAGAGGCGCTTTAATAATGTGCAGTGTTGAATATTTCCATTATCTTCTCTGTCATAAGAACCTACTATTTTTAATTCAGTAGTATATTGTGAACCTTCTGACTGAAGTGTAATGCTTAGAAATACATCAGCCCAATTAAACTCACTACTTCTATCTTCGTAGTTTAAAATTGAAACTGGTAAGAATCCTAAGAACTTACTGCCTCCTGTAGATACTTTATCAATATCTGTAGGGCGGAAACGAGTTTGATTCATTTATTTATCCTTTTTTTTGTATGTTAGTATTTCATTGCGTATTGCTTCATAGTTAAATGGTAATATCTTTTGTGCTAATGGTCTTAATCTAGACCCAACGACTCTTTCATCATAAGCTTCAAAAGATATTTGAAATGTACCATCTTCCTTATTAGCAGTACAGTAACCTATTACATCTGCTTTAGCTGCTAGTGAATAGCCTAATCCACGAGGTAAATCAGGCCCTAGTTGAACTTTGCCATCTGTAATAGTTGTTGTTTTAGAATGACTAATAATAACAAAATTACCACCATTCTTCTTTGCTAGAGTTTGGAATCGCTTTACTATGTCTACGTTCTTCTTTCTGGCTTTACCCCAGTCAGCGCCCCATTGTCCTTCTCCCATAGCTGTTATTCCTAGCTCTTGTACTACAGTAGTTTCAATCCACTCGTTAACCTGTCCGATAGTGTCTAAAACTATTGTATCATAAGGGATGTTATCCCATTCTTTTTCTAACCATTGATATATTTCAATTAAGCTATATACTTTGGCTATTTTACCTGCTTTCTTTCCATTTCGATGTTTAAACCCCCGTTCATCTGGAGGTATAACTTCTACTTGAGGAAAACCATTTTCCATGACCTGCTTTCCCTTGAGAAAAACAGGTCGTGTAGGTGGATTTAGTGTTGTAACTGTAACTGTATTAGCTTCATCTGTAAAGTCAGCTCCTAGGTCAGTATCTATGATTAAGACACCATTACTACCCTTCTCACTCCATTCAGATGCCGCTGTAGTCTTACCTGTTTTAGGCTGACCGATTAATAGATAAGTAACTCCCATTGGCATTTTCTTCCAATCTGTCGATACTTTGTTTACTTCTATTTCCATGTACTACTCCTTGTATTGTTGGACGAATTAAAGTTCCATAATTGACCATATTTGGACTTAAACTTGACCAAATATACTGATAATATGCTGAACCTGCAACTAAATTTTGAATTTGACTTACTACTAATGATGCTATATGTTGCGTTGCATATACAGTATGTTTCATGCTGCAAGGTGCTGATTTTATTGAACTTGTGGGTGCCCAGGTCTCCATATAATTATCATTCCCAGGTGTAATTGTTACTAATTCTACTGTTGATGCTCCCATACGTGCGTCTATAAGAAAACCTTTACCAAGTTGTTTCCATTTATCATAGACCATGCGTCTAGATTCCATATCATCTGTAGCAAGAATCATATTGTTCATTACTTTACTTTCAGCGGTAAAGAGTCCTTCGGTTTCAAATACTTGCCAGTCTTCAGTATAATCACTATGAAGAGCTTTTGCGGCATCGCTCTTTAACAAACCAACTTGTTTAATAGGATAAGCGGTTGATGAAAGATTATGAGGGGCTACAGTATCTGCATCCCACCCCTTTATATGCTGGTAACCCATTATTCCTAAACTTTGTACTACAAAACTTCCTATACCACCTAATCCAACTAAACCGACACTCGTTAGTTTCTTTATTGGAATGAGGTCCTTATTTCTTAAAAATCTAGTTTCTATTGGTGTATTCATTGTATTTCCTTTGTATTTCTTTAATCATGAGTGATAAACAGGATAATCCTATTAATAGTAGGATACCTAAAGCTACGCTTAAAGATAATATCCCAAATATATCAATTACTTTATGTAAAATATACATTTTAACTCCTTTTTATTGGGGGCACTGTAAAAGCTACCCCCATTTGTTTATTTAATCTATGCCATAATACCCCGATACGTATAAATGAGGGTCTAAATGAGGACTTTCATCCTTAAGCTTAGACTTAAATTCATCTTCTGACATTTCTCCTTCATCAAATTTATCCATTAATCTATCAGCTTTATTTAATTGCTTTAGAAGTGGAACCTTAGGTTTCTTCCAGTTATTAAATTCGTATTGATAAGGATATGATGGATACTTTGGTTTGGCATCATCAGCTTCTTTTTGAATCTGCTTTGCTTCTGTTGTCCATTCCTTTGTAGTCAGGATTACCTTAGGACTTTCTACATCACCTTCAATAAAATGACTGATTCCATATTGGTCTCTATAAGACATACTAAAAGCATAGAGGTCTTGCACACTTGATACTACAGTACTAAAGAATATCCCTTCCTCTGGAGCTTCTTCAAGACTGGTCTTTTTGTCCGTAGTGCTAAAGAAAGCCCCCATATTATGATGACTATGGATAAGCCCTATATAACAGTTCTTTAGACTCTTATTCTTTTTATAGATACTAGGTAAGATTTTTCCTAAATCTTCTCCGTCTACTTCAGTTGTCCCTGATGTACCTAAGTGAATTGGTTTAAAGTATACTAATTCTATAGTTTTAGGGAATCCTTCTTTTTCTTTAACTTTATACCAAGCTGGTCCACTCCATTCGAGGTTTGGAAATTCATCTAGGAAAAAGTCAATTTTGTCAGACATACTAGGACGTATGGTTAAGTTCAGTTTCATATTCATCTATTCCTTTTGTTAGTTCGTTTATTCCTGCTTTATAAGAAGCTAATCCTTTACGACTAAAATAGTCATATAAAGTATTTAAATTCTTATCTGAGTCTTCTACTATATGCATTCCTTGACTATCCTTTACTAGAATACTATTTAAAAGCATCTCCAGTTCTTCTGCAAATTGAGTGAGTATCTCTCTCGCTTCAGAAAATTCAGTTTCTTCTTTTATCTTGTTCACTAATTCATGGATATTGTTTTTATATCCAAGAGAAGACAAAGTATTACAAAAGTTTCCTATTTTATGCAGTTGAGGTCTCATTTCATATACAGCATAGAATCCCATTAAATATTCTATTTGAGCTTCATTGGCATATATGGCCTTTCCCTGAGTACTATCAGTAGCATACAGTTTTTTAGTCTGCATAATGCTTTCTATAGTTAGCTCTTCATCGGGTACTTTTAATCCGCGGATAGCTCGTTCCCACTTACTTAATAATCTATTTGTATAGGACACATCTCTTTCTTCATTAAACTTATAAGGACGTTCAGTGAATAAAGTTTGCTGTGTAAGATAGTAAGAATTACGAATCTTTAGATGTTTCTTCCAACTGTAGTCAAGTCTATCTTGAAGAACCGTTTCTAAATAAAGGAATCTTCTTAGTATGAGAGTAATATAATTTAACTCACCTTTAGTATTATCACGATAGAAAACATTAGTATATATGTGATGGTATATATAGAAAAACGCATCTAAAGATGATATGTCATCATATCTCTCACTGACTTCTTTTGCTAACCTTAAGAGAGAATTATTCCATAAGCGACGGTTATCTTGTTCTTTATCTATATTATGTTCTATTAGCTTAGTGACTTCCATCATCTTAGCAAATGATTCATCAGGAAAGTGTGTTTTCCACCTATGATATTGCTCATTAATATTGAAATAGGCATCATCAACAGTAGAATTATTAAGAAAGGCTCTAGCTACATTCATTAAAGCTGGAAGATTGCCTTTTACTAAGGCTCTTCCCCAGGCGTCTGTAAATCCACCTAAACATGGACTTCTTCCAGCTATATGGGGATGTACGCTTCTTGATGGATGTGGAGCATCTAGATTAGCATAGAAAATTGTTTCTCCACTCCATTTAATATCTGCTTTCTTAGCCTGACTGTATATTACAAGAGAATGTTCTGGAAGTATCATATTTCCAGCGCCCCTTATTTTAGGATAACCTAAAGATATTTCCATCATCCCTTTAGAATAAATTGGATTATTATCTTCTAGAAACTTATCCATATCAAAGGTTGCTTTTTCATCGTCATTACAGTATTCTGTTATATTAGTATACCATTCTTCTAAAAACTGCTTCATTAAAACTCCTTCATTTAAAAATATTAATGGAAACCAAGGCTATTTCTAGCCCTGGCTCCATATTAGACAGATTATCCTGATGTAACTTTATCAGTTGTGAATGAGACAAAATCATCATCTCTTAGTTGAGCGGATGCGTTTACTTTTGTTCCATTTACAGAAATTACTGTGTTATCTAGATTAATCCCTAGAACATCCGCTGCTTGTGCGGCTGTTGTTGCTTCAATGGACTTTACAGTGCCACCTTGTGTTTGTACTAATACACTCATTTTGAGCTCCTTTTCTTTGCTGGTTTAGCCATGGCTTCAATTGCGAGCCACAACTCATTTACATCTTCTTTTAAACGTTGTAATACTTCTATTACATCTTTATTAATATCCTCTTGATTC